CAGCTCCCCATGAAAAAACGCCCTCCTGATTAGGAAAGGCGTTATGCCAAAGGCTTGCCGTCAATACCCAGCCCCAATGCTTCTAGGTCAGATTTTACATCTGGTTGGAGGCTCACTGGAATCTGTGCAAAGGTACGGCGACCGTTTATGATCAAACTCACGCATACTGTTACCATCGTCTCTTCACCTCCTTTCAGGCATAAAAAAAGAAGCCATACCCATAGTCGTTTTAGCATTTCTGCTCCTCCTATGCGGGCTTACTTGGTTGCTGGTACTGCGACCAGTTCGTATAATTGTAAAACAGCTTCTTGCGTATCCAGATTGGCTTGTTTGTTTTCCGTGGTATCACTCTCCACTTTTTTAAGCCGATCTTCTAATGGCGATGGAACATCATCGACATACTCATACCACATTTCTTTTGTTTTAGGATTGACGTATTGCCGTGCTGATTTTCCCGGTGGTGTTTGTGGCTCGGGTACAGTTTCCGTGAGCAATCCGCGATCTAACGTTTCTTGATCAAGCTCGGATGGGAAGTTGTGAATCAGCGTGACTCTTGCTTTTGTTTCATTGATTTTTTCATAGCCAATGTAAAACATATCCCAATGCCTCCCTTACTTAATTTTGTATTGATATTTCATGCGGCGCACTACTCCTGCAAGCAAAATGATGAAAGATGAATCGGAAGCAATCGCGCGAATTTTATTATCTCCGCGTATTCCCACCACTTTCAAATCAGACAACCGAATTTTGAACCAATATTCGGTTGTCGTAACATAACCGAACTCACCAATGACTCGTAAATAAACTGAAGCAAAATCAATCGTACCAAGGTTAACGCTCGTTTCATTTAAGATGGTGGGGCCGGATGCACCTGATAAACTGTAACGTGTAAATTTTCTCCCGTTTAAAGCATAAGCACGGCTGCTGTCAGATGGATCGGGTATCACTCCGTATAGATCAAATCCATTTCCTGACCATACCAATCCACCAGTCAACAGAAACTTGTACATGTTTCCACCAAGATTTACGTACAGGTGACTAGAGATTACGCATATACCTGATGAACCATTTGCAGTTGTTACACCCGAATCGTACAGCCATGCTCTTGTTCCAGCAGGGACGATTTTATATGCCCGAACATTTGTGTACGTATCATCCTGACATGACAAATAGATATTCCCAGAAATGTCTACAGCAGCATGGTAAACAGATACTAAATTAAATCCAGAAAAGGTGATCGTAGTTACAGCCCCAGTTGTCATGTTGATTTTAGCTGCTTTCTTCGCTCCCACCGCATAGTAATAACCGTCTTGTCCGATACACACAGCAGATACACCAAAATCTAAAGCTACTGTCCAGGCTACAACACCGTGCGATCTTATTTTCTTTACTTCTGTATCGTATTTTTTTGCTAAATAAATATCGTCCGAATTGTCCAAGTTTATCAAGTCATAGGAGACTGTATTCGATGTTTCCCACACAATCGTATCTACTTCCACCAAGTCTTTCGGTAATGCTATTTTCTTACCGGATAGGCCATGTGCTGCTAAAACTTCTGTTAAATTCACGTTCTCAACCCTCCTTATGACGATTCTACAAAGTCGCCGTCTGCGTCATACGTTAGAGGCCATGTCACGGTTTCTATGACCGCTGTTCCTGCTGCATTGTAGATCGACCATGTATCGGTTTGGTAGTTTCCATTTATATCCGGGCTACTTAACACAGAACGCATGAAGAGCGTGTTATCTTTTTTTCTGCGCCATTCTACTGTCGTAAATTTCCCATTAGAGTCCTTCCCGCTCTTTTTCGCTTTCAACCGAACGGTTAGTCCAGCGTCGATTTTGACATCGCCAGTAAACGTACCACCTGTGTTCAAAACGACTTGTTCATCCAACTTCTTCTTATCCGGCCCGCTCAAGAACCCTGATATGGTTTGTGTTGCGTTCGGGTGCGTACTCCCGCCTTTCCCAAGATGATTGGTAAATTTCTCGTAGATGTCCTTGAATTTCTCCTCATACCTCACAAATGTTCGATAGATTCGATGGAATAGCCAGTTGAACCAATCAGCAGGAGGCTTTTCAGTGACGAGCCATCCTTCCTTTTTTTTCTGTTCAGGTGGCTCGATACCCGGTGCGTGCCATTCCGGTAATTGATTTTCATCTGCCATTTGCCCCACTCCTTTCCTTAACGATCCGATTTATAGACACCACCAAAATAACCCCCAATTTCCTGCTCCAAATCACTAAATCCCTTCTGATCATCCATTTCCGGTGAAAGAGCAGAGGCAAACTCAAATGTCCCCTCGAATGGAACCTCCAGGCCAACTCCTCCCGCTAGTGTCCCCTGAACAAATTCCCCAATGATCGTAGCAGAATCAAACAAGGCATCCTGCAACGGTGTTAAGGGAACGCGAATGTATAACCCTGCGGGAAAAACCTCGCGTACATAGACCTTTTCATGGGGAATATCCATCACCGCTGCAAATACTTCAATGATCGTGTTAATATCACCCCGGCTGGTATTTCGTTTGATCTTGGTTTTAAGCAACGTCCGATAGGCCCCGTCTCCCAAATGAGCACGCGGCTGTTTTAGATTCTTTCCAATTCGATCAAGGGTAGCTCCATCGGCAGCGTCAATGTCTCGGTAAAGCGCTATTTTCTCAATGGTTTGTTTCAACTCTTCTAATTCAGGAGTAAGGACGCGGAATAATTTGCCGATCGTACTGGCTGGGCCTTTCACGTAATTGTCGGTCAGTTTTTTGATAAGACCACGGTAATCCATTACCTAACCACAACCTTTTTCCAATCCGTAACAGCAACCGCCTTATCAATCGGAATGTTATTTTTGGAATACGTGACGCCATCTGTCGATAGTTCCAGCGCGATATCCACGATACCAGGGATATTATGGGCATAGTGAATCACTTTGCTGAAAATGACATGTCCGCCGATTCCTAACCCCAAATACTCCATAGCGTTTTCATCTTGGCCACCAATATACTTGATGACCTCTGTCCGCACACGCTTAGCACCGTCCAAGGGGAAATCAAAATTAGTTGTGAGGGTAAGTTTGGCGTACACAGGGACTTCGGCTACACGGGTGAAACCGATTTTATGCGTGTTCCCACCTTTATCCTTGGCTTCGACAACTGTTTTCCCGTAGGCCTCAATCCCTCCGGCCTTTGTCTCCAAAATGACCTGGGCAATCTTCGCATCGTCGCCACCATAGACAAACGCTTCCACGCTTTTAGGAGGACGATCCTTAATATAAGCCATGGTGTCGTTATGCTCGACTAAGGCAGAACGGATACCAGGAGTGTCTAAAAGTGCTGCACGGATCGCATCAAGGGTGCTGGCCCCAATCTTGGAAACGGAATCGTCATAGCGCTTCCGAAACTCTACATCTGTTTCAGCATCTCGTCCCTCTTTTGTTGCCTCGGGGTTGATTACTTCGCTGACACCTGCAATGGGGTTGATAATCTTCACAATGGTTTGTGCAGGCACATTGCCTTTCGTTCCTGGCTCGACAGCCTCAATCTCCACTTTACCTGTCCGAGTATGGTCAAAGGTGAGTGCTTCTTTGGTAGCAAAAAGTGCATCTGCTTCCGTTCCTACAAGAAATCCTGCTGGGACGACTGTCCCCGGCTCCCCTCGAAGAATAACTTCTCCCTTTGCAGGTAGGGAGCCGCGACGTTTAATCCCGATGTATTTCCCTACTCGTTCCAGCGAAACGCCCTCTGCTGTATCTACATACGCGCTATTATAAACATGCTCGGCAATCTGCCAAAGCAAGGACAAACCCCAAGCAAATAGCCTGAGGATGATCCCTAGAGGAGAACGTTCGGACGTGTTTACCTGTTCCCCAAATACAGCTTTGGCCTTGGTCTCCAAGCTATCGAAAAGGTCGGCAAATCTCTTTCGCTTAAAACCTTTTTCATCCAGCATGGATGTTCACCTCTCTTTTGATCTTCACACCCGTGTTCGTTGTGGCGACAAACTGGATGAAAAGGATACGGTGTTTCCGATCCACTTGAAACTCAATGGATTCTACCGTCTGAACACGCGGCTCTTGAAAGATGCCTTGCCGAATTTCTTCGCGCATCATCTCCCAATTGGGAATCTTCTCGAAAAACACAGAAAAACGGATACCAAATGAGGGGTTTAAAAACCATTCCCCTTTGTTGGTGCTTAATACTCGTTGCACACATTGGGCGATTTCTTCTTCTTCCTTAATCCAAACCAGTTCCCCGCGTTCATCGAAAGTCAGGTCATCGTCTACGAGTCGAAGAGACTGCATGGCATCACCCCCACAATGACTGCATCGTTTTTATCGTGAATCCGTTTACTACTTGGCTTCGTAATCGTTCCCGAAAGGGTATCCCTAATTTGCCGATCCGCACAAACGACAAAGACTATATCACCCGGCTCCAAGATGTACGGAACTTTTTCGATTTCGCCATTGTCCATCCGGTATTTATGGCCTGTTACAGGGACGTTTTGGATGGGAGACGGTGCTTGCTCATTGAGTTGAAAAAGTGGCTGCACAGAGGCGATTCCTTTGGACTCATCAAAGGTTAGCACTTTACACGGGAACGCCACGCACGCCTCTGCTAGCCGTTTTCGAATTACCTCATCAATTAATCGTGCCAGATCGCCTGCTGGATCAATGGTCATGGAAGAATCGCCTCCACTTCCGTGATAAAGTCCCCGGTGCGACTGAATGTGTGGGTGCCGCTTCGCACATGTACACGTCCCGTGAAGTCCTTGCTTTTTACGTCAATGACAGAGGCTGTCGTGATCCGGTATTGCAGTTGGGAACGAATGTGAAACCCTTTGAATTTCTCTTCTTCGAACGGCTCAGGGGAGCCAACCAAGCCTGTTTCAACCGACAAAGAAAAAACATCGTCAGCTCCCTTGCGTAAATTTCGAATGTACATTTTCCCTTTATTAATAAAGGCACTTGTCCCACAATCTGCTGCCACTTTGCTAATGATTTCCGTCACTTCTCCACTTGCCGTATAGCCTTCGTTATATTGGTAGTCTTGGTTTAGCTGAAACTGAGCAATGGGAAGACCGAGCTGCTTCGCCATATCCTTGAGAATATAGCTGGCAAGCGTGCCATTTGCATAGGCTTTATCTGTGACTTTCCGTTTGGAAAGGTCTTCGGAATCCAAAACATGAATGGTTGTGATCACATCCACGCCTTCCCGCCTGTTTTGAACCGCGGAAACGAAACCGTGTAAGATTACCCCTACATCTCCGCGATATCCTGCATTAATCATCAGGACATCGTTTCTCTTAATCCGACTCATCGTATCCCGAGACAAATTCCAGAGCTTGATTTCACTCTCATTGGGCAGAAGGTCATTATCAAAAGGAACCGTCCCTTCTATGGCATAGTTGTCCATTGAGAAAGACATGTTACTCACCATGACTTCTACCACTCGCCCAAAATTAGCCATCCTCTTCCTCCTCAAACACGTAGAGAAATACCGATTCGCTGAGCGTTTTCCAGTTAACTACCTGTGCGCTGCCCGATTCGTCATAGGGGAGAATCTCTACTTGTGGAAACCGTTCATCTACGCTGCTGGAAAACAAGGGAACCCCGTATACAAGCTTGTTCCCCGTTGCCAATACTTCGCCATCTCGTTCCAAATCGATGGTAAAGAAGTCGTATTCGCTGTTGTAATGCACTTCAAATGTAAAAACCGTATCAGCCAAAACGATCTCAAACCGATACGGTATCTGTTCTTTTTCAATCTCGATGATTTCCATTGCCTCACCTACTCTTCTGCCCAAGGACTACCAGCCTTAAATTTCACTTTTTCGACCTTCTTCTCTTCCTTTTTGTCTCCCTTGCCCTTCTTCTTCGTTTGTTTCCGTCCCGAACTGATGACAGGAGCTGCCGCCGCCTTGATCGGGGTTGGCAACGTTTCAACATAGGACGATTTCGCAATCCGAATCTCCTTGAGAGAAAGAGAAAAGGAAAAACCGTTCGCAACCTTGTAGTCATGTTTGGTGCTCAATGATTGAATAACACCCGTAAACAAATTGCGACCCATGAACTGGACGATTTCACCCTTATCAGCCAAGGCAATTAGCTTCTCCCGAATTTGAGCAGCATCATCTCCCACGATATAACCACTCACATCCATGGCCCTTGGCTTTCGTTGGACGTGATCGCTAGTGTCAATTCCATCCTCAACAGGTTGATCCGTTACATCGACCTCATATTTCGGATCTTCGCTTTCTGCTAGGACATACATGCCATTTATCGTTGCCATTATGCTTGCTCCACCACCAAGGAGACGCCAAATCTTCGCGCGGCGCTCTGAATGATATCTTGCAAGGCAGGCTTTAACTCAGTTGCAATCGCTGTACCTGCCTGCTTCGCGTCAGCACCACCCGTTACGTCGAGTTTAATGACGATTTCCATTTTCATCGTTCCGCCAGTAGCTCCTGGTGAAGCTCCTGCCATGGTTGCTGGCGGCAGACTTGCTGCTGGCGTATCGTAGGTATGAGGCGTGGTTACATCGTCTGCAAGCCCTGTGGAGGCGGCTGCAACACGCGCTTGTGTGTTCTCAATCCCTTGAGCCAAGCCTTCCCCAGTAAAGTATCCGACTTCCATCATGACGCGAGACGGCGAGTGAATGCCCAGAATCGCCTTGATTTTATCGGTGATACCATCCCCAATGGCTATCATCTTGTCCATAAGCGCGGTAGCCATCGAGCCAATTCCGTCGATCATGCCTTGGATGATGTTTCGGCCTATTTCGAATAGGTTGATTCCAGACAGAAACCCGATAACTTGGTTCCATGTGGACTGGATTTTCATCCAAATGGTAGTTCCCGCATTGGAAACAGTGGTGACGATGCTGTTCCATGTGTTGGTTAGGTAATTCCAAATTCCGACGAATATAGCAACAGTGAAAGCCTTAATCTGATCCCAATATTTATAGATCAGAGCTGCCACCCACACAACCGGACCACCAAGAATCACCAAGATGGTCGATCCCCACGTCTTGAAGAACTGAACGATGCTATTAAAAATGTTGACCGTCCACGTCTTGAAAGCTTGCCATTTCTGCGCCAACCACGGGCCGATAGTCCCCCAATTCTTGAATATCAGGATGACACCCGCAATAGCAGCTCCTACAAGTAGAGCAATCGCAATGATTGGTAGAAACGGAGCAACCATGGCCCATCCAGCGACAGCCGCTGCCCACATAGCCGGAACCATTGCGCCGATGATGATAGCCGCAATACCACCAATTGCTGGACCAAACACGTCGATATGTTTAATAAAGATGCCAACCCCATTCGACACATCCATGAGGATCGGGAGAAGAAACTGCCCAATCGGAATAATCAGGCCGGTTTCAATTTGCCGTCCGATCAAAGCAAGGGCTTGTCCAGGGGAATCAATTTTTGCTTGATTGAGTTTGTCCATGGTGTCCTTCGTCTTGTCGAACTGCTTTTGGGCCGTCCCCATCGCGGCGATAATAGGAGCTTCCAAATCCTCGAATTGGCTACCCATAAGGGCTACCCCTACTGTATTTCTTTGTACTGGGTCTTCAATCGCGGCGATCATTTGTAGGACTTGATCGAAGGCTTTTTTTGCTTCCGGTCCGCCTCGTGCGAATGTCTGTGCCATCTTAGCTGCGTCTAATCCGAGCATTTGAAACGCTTCTGTCGTCCCTTTCGAGCCATCTTTTGCCCGGATATTGAACTCTTTGACGGCATCCCCCACTTTGTCCAGGTTAAATGCACCGTTTTCAGAGCCGGCTGCCAATGTGTCGAACATTTCCTCTGCTGTGAAACCAAGAGCTTTAAACTGGTTGGAATATTCGTTCGCTGTATCAAGTAGATCGCCCGACTTATCGAGTCCTTTTTGCTGGGCTTGTGCAAGTAAGGTAAACGAATCTTTACTCGTAATACCGAACTGTTCCATCATTGTGTCAGCGGTTTTTACAGATTCGTTCACTTCTTGATTAAATGCATCGCGCATAAGCAACGCATTTTTCGTCGTTTCTTTGAGTGCGTCCCCGGCTTGCCCCGTGATCGAGCGAACCGAAGTAATAGCGCTACCTAGATCGTTCCAGTCCTGCCCAAAGTTCTGAGCATATAGCTCTTTTGCAACTTCTTTTGTAGCAAGCATTTGATCATTGGTAGCATCCGTAGCCATTTGCACTTGTGACATCGCCTGCTCAAACTGGGATGCTGCATTGACTGCCGCAATTCCAAATCCCGCCAATGCAGCTCCGGCTGCAATACCAAGCCCAATGACAGCAGCTTTCGTTTTCTCTATCTGGTTTTGGGCATTATTCAATCCATTAGACGAAACTCTAAAACCAACAGCAAACATTAAATTACTGATTACACCCACTTATTTCACCTGCCCTTCAGCAAAAAAAAGAGCGCCCCTATGGACGCTCACTTCTTATCTATCTCTTTTTTCTGTTGCTTGAGGTGTATGTCCAGCGCTGCGTTTGCTTCGGCAATATCGTCGTCATCCATCTTGTCCAAATCGCTATAGGTGATGTTCATGTCAGATAGAAGTAATCTCCAATGTGGCCAGCGTTCCCTAGCTCTCCGCTCCGCTTCCTTCTTGTCGATCATCATTGTCACCTGCTTGCTTGTCGTCGTCCTTGTCCTGCCCTGAAATAAAGGCATAGGCGGCGTTGATCGTCTCTTGATACTCCTGGTAGTCGCCAAAATCATCGATTTTCATTTTGGGTTGAACAATCACATGCTTCAGAATTTCTTCGGATAGCCGCTCTTCCATAATGACTCCATGTTTGTTCTTGCTGGCATCATTGATTTTGGATACCATGCGTACACCTGGATGCTGAAAAACGTAGGTATTTCCTGCTTCCGATTTGAAGTTTTTTTGTTTGAATGCACTCATTTATAATCGTCTCCTCTTTTTTTGAATAGGTGATTACTGCATATCGATATCAAGACACTGAATTTCGTACTCGCGGTCGGCTGCTTCATTTCCATAGGTACGGGTCGCTGGCTTGACCACATAGGCCTCTGTTGCAGTTGCTGTTTCTTTCGGTGTTCCAGCATGAATGACGCTCACGGGAACTAACTTGCCAGAATTAGCAAGCTTATCCAAGTAAGCTACTTGTGGGCTGCTTGGGAGTAACGTAACTTTAACCGTTGCCAACGGGTTGTTGACTTTGGTACGGACGACATCACCTTGTGCGCCCACCTTTGTTTCGTAGTTATTCTCAGCCTTTTCAATCTCAATCATGTCTTCTGAAAATCCTGTTAAATAAACACTATCTACCGTCACAGTAACGTCCTTTGGATCATAGGTTGCTGCCTTACTCATTCATTCTCATCCCCTTTACAGAACGATGGTTCCTTTGACTTTAACGGTATGGATGGCGCCAGCTAGTTCGAATTGGAAGGTGCCATCGTTATACTCGCGTTTCTCCCGGTCTGCCGGGTCCACATCTGCTCGACTTTTGAATCGGGTACTAAAAAGAGCCTGTCCGTCGTCATCATGGGCAATCATCCCATTCAGATCAGCGCGTTTTAAGATCGTGCGAACCTCTCCTTCCAGTTGGGAAATGCCGATATTGTCATAGCGAATCTTCGGTAATCGATTCAGCAGCTTTTGAATTGCGTACTGAATGCTGAAAACCAAGTAATCACGCGAATGGATGATATCGATGTATTCGCCGGATACTGTTTTCCCCTCGCTGGTAACATCATCACCAGCTTTCGTGACATACGTATTTGCTCCTGCGTCATGAATGGCCATTAACTCTGTTGTGCTTATATCAAGGACGTCAATGCCTTTAAGTGTTTTGGACTTCCATGTGATGCTCCCCACTTCGGCAGAGGCGCAAGCACCTAGCCAAGCTGCTTCCGGGTAGTTATCTGTAATCGCATGATAAAACATGGTTGTTCGTGTGTACTTCTTTGCCTTGATTGCAGCCAAGTCTTCGAGGTTTGAAGAGCTTGCGAAAAATTGGCGAGAGTTATTTTGCTCAATAGCATCCGCAATTGTCAGGATGTTCGCTTTCTGGCTGCTTGTAGAAACGAGAAAGTACCAATCCTTTTCGAAAATCTTGGGCAAGAAGTCTGCCAAGGTTTCCCCTTCTGTTTTATGCAGCATGACGGCTATCTCAGACGGCGAATTGTCCCCCTGATTCAGCAGAGCAAATGCTGCTTTGTATACCTCCGTAGTCTGCGCGAAATCCTTCCGGACGGCTTCTAGGTCGTAATAAGTCTTGTAGTCCATCCCTGTTGCGCTGGAGCCGATAATCAGCGTTTTACCGAAGCCTAGCTTTGGAGTAGGCCTTTGAATATCAATTGTTACGATTACATCGCTTTTAACCGCCAAATCCATCCACTCCTTTCACATTTGCTTTTTCAATTGCAATAAATTCACTTGTCGTCACGTCTATGGTGCGAAACGTCACGTCAAAACCTTGTCTGCGCTCCCACTCGTCCCCGATCAGGACGTCACGGTTTTCTATCTCACCGATTTCTGACACGATCACGTTGACTCGATCTTTCAACAGCTCCCGCCCGTCCCTTTTCAGCCAATCTTTCGCCCTCATTGCATTCTCAATGCTGGTTGCTTTATCGCCTGCGTAGGACAAAAAAGAGACGGTAAACGAAACCGTCCCTACATGTAGAAGGTTATTTCCTTCTTGGTATTCAATGGGAAAACCACGGGCATCCTCTGGCCCCGAGAAATCATAGGTCAAAAAAGCTTGTTTAGGCATATCTCCGCCGCCATTCATTTCGATAACAGGCAAAGCTAGATGCGCGGCGAGAGGTTGTACAATAGCCGATCGGATGGCCTTAAACGGAATCACGGGCGACCACCTTCTTTAAGATGTATTTGTTCACATCGCTGTAGTCCCGCTCCTCTAAAGCATGGACCGTATATTCTTTTCCCTGATACTCAACCAGATCCCCGGTAGCGTGCTTGGTGGTCGTGTACAGCGTTCGGTCTTCTTCCGTGTATCTGCCACCCTCTACTTGTTGCAGCTTGGCGCTCACAGGCTGAATATGGCCCTGATATGGCGTTCTTTCCGCCTTGGCTGGTATCCAAACACCATCCGGGTCGTGAAAGCCGCCTGAGCCGGGTCTGACGAGGTAATACGTACGGTTGTAGCGAGGGAGCAAAGGGGCAAATCGAAAGTTTAACATGTCCTCTACTCCTTACGAACGATCTTATACGTGAGAGAATCACGTAAGTCTTTATCCCGAATTAGAATTTTCTTGTTGCCTTTGATTGCTGCATAAAGTGGGGACAAAGCAGGCTGACGGATTTTATCAAACCGCTTCAGGACTCTATCTAAACCAATTTCGCCAATGTCTCTGAGCAAAGTGTGAACAGATTCAGTATCTTCGGCTATCGCTTGAACACCTGATTTTACACGCTTGCTGATTGGTGCCGTTGCACGTTTTTTTCCCACGCCAATAAACGAACGGGCCGGAATTTTCATTTTAGCGCTACCATATTCATGAACCCCGGCAATCATGGCCAACTCTGCGTCTCCTTCCATGCCGACTAATACTTCTTTAGTCGCCAGCTCTTGAAGCTTCGCACGAATTGCTGGAATCATCGAAGCCTCTGTTACGGTAACATTAGCCCGTCTTGCTCTGGTTCTCCTTGGCCCTGCCATCCGCTACACCCACCTTCCCACATACGGCGTCAGCAAGGCAGCTACTGGAGCAGGTAACGCCTGTGAATCATCGCCATACGTCACAGAAATATCCCCGACTCGCTCGGATTTGACACCAGGATTGCGCCCAATCATCTGCATATACAACAGACAAGCAAGCTCGATACTCTCTGGCAAGGTGCGTGGCTCCGCTTCGGTTGCTTCACTTGGTAAAACGTAGCCGCCTGAATAGGTGACAGTGATATTGTGTTCTCCGATGGGCCATCCGTTCGCCCGATACAATCTGCCATCCCCAATTTCCTTATAGTCAGCAAGAACCGTTTCAGCCCGCACCTCTTCGATGTGATGAATGGGGTAATTTCTAAGGTTCAAATATAGGGAGTCGTGACCACTCAACGTTTCCGTATAAACTTTCTTCCGGAAGGATCGCTTGCAATGGTTCTCGATAGCTTGAGAAGCAGCAGCCGCTAGAAGTAGAAGTGTTTCATCCATACTTGTATCTTCTGGTGGCAACTGCATAACACCTTTTAATCTCGTGAGAGTTGTCAGCATGATACTTCCTCCCTATTCTTTATGCCAACGTCAGCTCACCATAAACAACCGAAGCATCATCGAATTTCTGTACATCTTCGCGTTGTATAGCGCGAACGTCTGTAGAATTCCGACCGAAAGCCTTTCCTCCGACATTCGTAGAAGCAATCGAATACTGTTGGCGATCAAATAAAATCACAGCCTCTTTCAAGTCTCCGATGATAATAGGTGCCTTCTTCGTTGTTGTTCCAACTGTTGGCAGCCAACGGTTAGCCAAACGAATAACCCTCTTCCCAAAGAGAAGTTTTTGAGTCGGTTGAGTTGGGTCAGGCTGCATAAGTGGTCGCCCATCCCCATCCTTTTGTTGATCAAGATGATTATAACCGTCCTGATTGGTAAGGATGATAGCACCAAGCTCAATAGATGGATCAAGCTCCACATTCAAAATTGCTTTAATCGCATCTAAATTTGCAACAGCCTTTTTGGGAAATGTATTGAGCAAATCCAAAATCAACTTGTTTCGTGTGACCGTAGACTTTTTAGCGATCCACTTGGCAATGTGTTGCATTAAGTTTTGATCCGTGTCATGAAGCAAAGTGTTTGAAATGGGAAGGATGCCACCACGATCTTTGATAATGTAAGTAATTTGCTTGAATTTCGGGTTGTCCAGCTCATCCAAATCCGTTAATTCAGTTATCTCCGTAAAAGGTGTAATATCTGCGTTCTTCTCAATAACACGAGAACCAGATCGAGTTGTAACGGGTTCAACTGTGACAAACTGTTCCAATGAAACAAACTGACGTTTCAGTTCATGAATCATCGTTTGGATATCCTGTGGTACGATCAATCCGCCGTCTTCTGCTACACCCCCCTGCATACCTGCACGAATTTCTACCTCTGCTTCTTCTATTAAGCGCTGTTCCTCTCCCGTCAACGGTTTGTGTCGTAATGTTTTAAGGAATGCTGTTCGATATTGCATTTCCGTCCCTTGTTGTTCGCCGCGTGTTTCCGGTTCGGCGGGAACTGTTGGTCCCGGAGTGTCCGTCTCCCGTAACTCTTGGAGAAGTTCGATTTGTTTCCGTAGGTTTTTTGCTGCATCTGCGGCAAAGCGAGCTTCTTCCAGTTTGTTTTCACTAGTCAAGCTACGGGCTTCGTCCAATTTTGCCGCCAGTTGCTGGCGTAGTTCGCGTTCTTTTTCATCCATGAGTAGAGTCCTCCTTTTATTTGGGCAATAAAAAAATCGACTGTCAGCTCAAACTGAGTAAGTCGATTTCGAGTAACAATTTTTCTTTTTCGTGTTTTCGTTGTTCTTTTGTGGTGATTCCCAACTGATCAATGCTGCGCTGGGAAACCTCACTGTCTGGGTACGCCGGGAACGGGGTAGGCGATACCTCGCGTAAATCAATGTCGATTAGCGTCCGTTCGTAGACATCCTCGTCTTTCAAGTATGTAAACGAATCTTTTCGGACACCAAAACCAAAGCTCATTCCGTCTACATCCCCGCGTTGGATGGACTCAGCCGCATCCTTTCCCCATGTGCTATTAGGCAAGTCACACTCAAAACGTAAACCGATGTGATCTTCCCAAAGTCGAAGAGTTTGGTTTTTCGTAGAACCCAATACAAAGTCGCTTCGATGATTCCAAAGCGCTTTGATTACGTTCTCGGAAAGACTTCGAGCAAAAGCGCCTTTGGCTACCTTCTCGTAAAACTCTCCCCAAATCAACTGACTACGCTGATTAAACTTGACGACATATCCTGAAATGGTATTCGTTGATCCATCTTCACCTGTACTACGAAACTCAATGCTTTCGACTGGCAAATACCGGACTTCCATTTTACCCACCACTCTCACCTCCTTTCGGTGCCTCTTTACCGAGGCCCGCCTTTAACAATTGGTACTGGTCCATCTTGTCCAGGCTTACATAGTTCAAGCTAACAAAATGCTTATCGCCCATCTCCCCGATACTGGAACGCTCCTCTAATTCGCGTACCTCGTTTATGGTATAGGCACCCATCGCAATCATCTCTCTGTAGAACTGCGCTCGGCTACTACTATCGCCGCGAAGTTCGCTTGTCAGATTAAATTTTACATAGTACCGTTTTCGTTCCATTTCCGTAAACAGTTTATAGATTAGTTCTTGCTCCCAATTCGTAATGATCGGCTGCAAGGTGCTTTTCACATACTCCAAAGACTGATGCTCAATATTGGAGAATGTCGCTTTGTCCATTAAGCCAAGCTTGTGAGGTGGAATCTTATAGATTTTTGCTACCTCACCGATCCCGAACTTATGCGTTTCAATGAACTGAGCATCATCCAGGTTCATCCCTAAAGTTTGATAGTCCAAACCAGCATCAAGAATAGCAATGCGATGAGAGTTACTGAGTCCCGAATTTACCTTTTGCCATTCATCCCGTATTTTGTCCTTGGCTGGTTTGTCGAGATTTCCCGGAACTTTCAAGATGCCTCGTGTTGTTGTCCCGTTTGCATAAAAGGAACCAAGGAATTTCTTCTGAGCCTGTTGGACGCCGATCTCTTCACGGATGACGGCTATGGGTGTGATGCCTTTTAACCCACCCCGACTGATAGACTTGAGATGCAAGATATCGGCAGCGCGAATTTTTCTTGTCTCGCCACTTGGCAGAGTGGTTGCATACCATAACTCGCCCGTCACTGGATCGAGATGTACATCGGTTTTGGATGGATCGAGGGGCCAAAGCGCCTTTGGCTGTCCATTATAAGGGCCGCTCTCGTGCCATTCGATATTGGCGTAGGCATTTCCCCAAGCAACCAAATGTACTTGAAGCAGCTCCTTGAAGGTATAGGCACTCATATGCGGGTTGGGCCGGACTCCGAGTAACTTTGCAACAGAGTGCGAGTCATCCTTTTCCAACCCGCTCCCACGCTTTTTAAACACCTGTATCGGCAGCTTGCCAATATCCCCACCCAAGATCGAGGCACATGTATACACGTTGCTGTTGAGTAACGCTGATGAGCTTGTGACCTGGACACCACTAGACGTCTTAGCTCCGCCACCCAGGAAGTCCAAAAACCACTGCTTCGGATTCAACAAGTCCGACAACTCGTTTGATCGACGTTCCCACCACCGCCGGAAATATCCTTTTCGTCTCATACTTCACCTCCTCCCTAGAACGAAAAGTCATCGCTCATAATGTGGCTGTTCAGGTCTATTGTTCGATGTGACATGACCAGCTTATGGCAATCGATTACGGCATCTACCGGGTCGATACGTTTGGTCTTTGCGGTCGGGTCCTTGTCGATCTTGATTTCACCGAAGCTATTGCTGACGGTCTTCGCGTTTGCCATGCTCCAGGTAAGCAGCTTGTTTCGTTTGTCATAGATGACGTTTCCCGCCTCTACTTCGAGCCTGAAATCCACAGTTGCATCATTGAGGCTCTTTGCGCTCTGCGTGATTTCAACACAGTCCACGCCGAACTCTTCCAGATCAGACAAAAAGGCATCCGCATTATGTGGGTCATATGCGATGCCTTTGAGTTTCAAGTTGTATTTGGTTATCAGATCACGGTAGTACCGGATGATGTATTTGTAATCGGTTTTGACTCCGCCTAATGTTTCAGTAGGGGTCAGCAGCCCTTCCATGATCCACATATCATACGGCGCATGATCCGTTTTTACATGTTCGGCGACACGCTTGGCTGGTATGAAACTATGGGAATGGATGTAGTATTTCTGGCACACGCCGTCCGTCAGAGGAAATTCCAGCGCTCCAGAAGTAAGGTCGCCGCCAGAAGATAAGTCAAAGGCAAGGATGCACTCTCTCCCTGCCATATCCTCAATCGTTGTATCGGATTCGCAAGCCTTCCAGTGTTCCATGTTCATATACTGGTTGTCGGCATACATAACCCAGCGATTAAGAGACTTGGTCAAGAAGTTGCGAAGCTCCGCTCCTTGCATCGCCTTTGCTTTGATCGCATCGGCTCGTAAGCTGGCAAGCGTTTCCGGTGTCCACAGCGGATTAGCCTTGGGCCAATTGGCCTCGTCCCAAACATCATCGTCTTTGTCCAGTTCACAGATGAAAACAAACTGCGTCTCATCCAGGTGGGCGCCAGACAACACCAATTTGCAGTATTCGTATAGTTCATAACACGGCCCGTTAATATCGAAGCCTGCTGTTGTGATGACCGATATGAGAGACTGCTTGAGTTTCTTTGTACCGTCCGCAAGCAGCTTATACATCTGATTGTCTTTGTGTAGATGGTACTCGTCGACGCTGGCAAAGTATGGCCGGAATCCGTCGATAGATTTTGTGTCCCGGCCCAACGCGCGGATTTCTCCGTTCGTTACTTTGCATTCAATCTTCGCTGCATACTCCTTGACAGTGAACAGCCCTGGTTCATACTTCGTTCCGCTTAGTTCTTCGTCAGCATTAATGAACTTGATGCATTCTTTTAAGACGATCCGCGCTTGCAGCTCTTTGGTAGCCGTACAATAAACCTGCGGGTAATTGTATCCATCGAAGTTTCCATAAAAAAGAGCAGGAACAGCATTCCCTAACGACTTACCGTTTTGGCGTGCTACCTGTACATACGAGGTACGGAAACGCCTGTAGCCGTCTTCTGTTACCCAGCCATTCCAGCTCCCGAAAATGAAATCCTGAAAGCCCCACAACTCAAGAGGCTGCTCCTCCTCACCCTCGGCAATCGTAAGTGATTCAGCAAACTCGATTATCTCGTGGGCTTTCTCTGGATTCCAGACATAGGGAAATTCATCTGTCCCCTGCCTTCTCAGATCGTTCAGGTGCCGCTCGCATGCTTGGCGCTGGGCGAGTCCTGCTACGATCTCGCCATTTACGACAGCAAGAGCGTAGGCCGTGACTCTATCACACTCTTGCACTGTATTGTAAGGATATCTCTGTGCCCTAACCACCTCGACCAGCTCCAAACCTTTCGAACTTGCTTGGCGGCTTCTCGTCCTTCTTCGGCTTCGGCACTGACTTGACTTTTGACAATGGATTCAAGAAAAGACGATCCTGCATTTTGAGCAGTATATCCATTTTCTTGTTGATGGCTGTCTCAATTTTCAAGATACCATCCGTAGATGCCAGTTGTGAGAGATACAGTTGAGCCTTAATCCCAAACATTTTTACATCTTCATCGTTTGCAGCCGCTTTTTCGTAAATTCCTTCGAAATATTCCTCAAAAACGTCCAAATTAATTGCAATTTTTTCGAGCTTTTGATACTGATTTAACAGCTTTTCATACTCCGAATATGTCCGGCAGTACATCGCCAGTAGCCCCACATCTGAGCTTGTCAGCAGCTCAACATTCTGTTCGGCTGCCGCTTTGTAATCTTTCAAACATTGCTTCCAATGAGAGAAGGCAATCACGTCATTTTTCACAAACGATGGGGGTTTCAGCTTATCCAAATCACTTTTCCCAAGCTTGATTTCGTTGTCTTTTCTTGCCTGAATCTCTGCCCTTGTGAGTCGGTTCGGATTCCCCTCAGCGATGTGCAGAGAAATCGGTTTCCCATTCCGTCCCATCGGGTTCACCTCCCTGATTCTCTAAAAAATTGATAAAACGAGTTTTTGCGCGATTAAGGGGGCACGCGGTCTACAGCACGTCTCTCACAGGTTTTGAAGGGTGGGGGGTACTTTTCCCTTTCGAAACAATAATAGCGTCAGGTAAAGCCGCTGACATGGCTGCTTGCATCACTTGATGAGCTACCTCCTCGGGCATTCCTGCGTGAGCTGCCGTTGTGATCGCTCCCACCATGGCATCTGTCAAAGATTTGTACCAGGAAGCTACTTCAATATTTGCAGTCAACTCACTTAAACGACATTTATCCTCGCTCACTTTTAATGCCTCCTCAAGATTGAATCCAAGTGTCTTAAATTCCAATTTAGCTGGATTCCTAATTCCAACAAAGTCTCTTACTTTATCCATCCATGTGTCAGCCATTCCCAAACCCACCATCCACTTTCGCTGTCTTCCTACTATGGCAAGTACCACATAACCCCTGCCAATTCTTTTCATCCCAAAACAAAACCATATCCCCCCGGTGTGGAGTGATATGGTCAACGACTGTAGCTGCTATTACCTTCCCTTGTTCAAAGCAATGCCTGCAAAGCGGGTTACTTGCTAAGAACCTCGCCCTCGCTTTTCTCCATCTGGCGTCATAACCTCTCTTTGCTGCTGTGCCCCGCTCCTGGTTGTAAAGCTGCTCTTGGTACTTATGTGCCTCACAGTATTTGTCTGATGTCAGCTTTGAACATCCACGTTTTCTGCAAAACTTCTTAAGTTTAATTTCTATCACCACCAAGCTTTTGTTTTTACTAATTCAGGACAAAAAAAGAAAAAGGACTCATCGGTCCTTTTTCATGGCCTAAAGTAGACTTTATGGCCGTTCACCTCAGTTACTTTAATACGTCCAATTCGCACAAATTCTTCTAAACAGAAATAGAATAATTCGTCACTTATTGAACCATCTAGGTCAACTTCTATAAGTTGTTTTAAATGTATGAAGTCAACGGGGCTACCTTTTGGATGAAATTTCAATTGTCGTGACAGCGCTAGTTTAACTTCTGCTACGGTTACTTTCGCTTTTTTGTTTGAATTAATTTCCTCAACTACATTTACAAAAATACTAGATTTCAACTCATTAGATAACTCTTCGACCTTCTTATCTACCTCACTCAAAGATATCTCTTCTTTTACCCCTTTTTGTTCTAATATCTTCTTATACTCGCTCTCTAAAGCACTCCGAATGTTTTGTATACTTTCGTCAACCCCGGAATTAATTTTAGTACTAATCGAATTAACATCTAAATTTTGTACCCTATCATTGACGTTATTCAATTTTGCGTCAATCGTGGCTAAAAGGTGCTTCGTCTCGTTGTTAATTCTTGAACCCTCAGTATCTTGTTTTAAGGCTATAAATATAGCAACTAATGCAAGTGCAATTGAAACTGCACTTGATAGCACTGAGAAATACCCATCGATTTGATTAATATTCCACAGCCAAAGAGATAAAAAGATAACCATAAGTGCAATTATTATTCCTGTTAACCATTTCCAATCCCTATTATCCCACTTCATTAGAACTTTCCTCCAAATCCAAATATCAAATGGGTTACTTTTACAAGTATATCTGAATAAAAGTCAGATACCCATATTTTTCAGCAGGAGGATATGTTTTATAAATAGAGCCGCCCGGTTCCTTACCCGAGCGGCTTATTCATCATGCATACACTTAGTATAGAGCGATTATTGATTTACTTGCAAAAACCGTCAAAAGCGTCAGATGTGTCAGATATGTCAACCGTTCGTTCTTGAACCTTACAAGCTTGCTTTCAAATAGAAAAAGCACCTATATAGGTTCCTGTTTATTCTATAGCCCCATTGCGTTGAAGCAACTCAATCATTTTTTTATCATTTATTTCTTTGGCGGTTTTGAGTGGTGACTGCTCGTAGTTATCTTTTTTATTCGGGTCCGCCTTACTAAGAAGTAAGTAATCTACGACTTCATATTG